CAGTCGAGCATTAGTGACGTTTATATTGTCGCCAATCTTAAATCGCAAGGCACTTAGGTTACAGGGAATGGTAATAGCTTCCTGCTGTCTGCTGCGGAATAACGCCAGCTTTGCTATTCTTTGTGCGCGGACGTTGTTTACCGTAAATGGCAGAGGCATATCCAGATAGATAGGGTCGCCATCCTGAGCGACAAAAGTGCTAGATAGCTGCGCAGGGTAGTCGGCCAGTATGTAGTTGTCGTCCTCTGACAAGAAAACACCCTTAACACCGTTATAAGCATTGCGCCGCGATTGCTTGGTCTGGATGCTTATATCACCAACAGCTACTGACTCATCTACGCTATAGACTGGTGCAACATACTCTCCTGCAAATAGCTCAAACTTACCAGCAGAAAAAACTAATCGACCGATCATTGAACCTAGCATCGAATCTAGGTTGTCTTTAATAGAACCCTCAGTATCTACCACGCCATCTATCGTATATCTAGGCTGGGTTCCACCAGCAGCAAGAGATACTGTCTCATCACAAACAGTTGCAGCAGCAGTAACGCTAGAGGTCAAGATATTGCTTACAGATTCACCCAAGCCGTACTTAGTATCTCGCAGGTAATCATAAACACAGAGTGCGGGATTCTGTGACCACGCAGTAGTGCTAGTAGCAGGGTTTAAAACCTTTTTGCCGCGAATAACTGTTGATATGTTAGGCAACCCATTGGCAAATTGATCAATGTCATAAGTCAGCTTGACCACCATATAGGCCGTGTCCAGCAGCTTGTGATCTGATGTCCATTTGGTTGATGCAGCATTTAACGCGCTGTCTGCTGTGGTTTGGTCGCCCTTGTGAAATCCTATGCTTACATAGTTGCCCCAGCCGCCAACAAAATTGCCTGCATCCCATATTTTTACATCGTTAAACCAGACTTCTTCGTATGCGTCGATCTCATGGCCAGCAACAGCAATAACCAGCCACAGATATTTATTGTCAGTACCTGTTGACTCCAAGTAAACGATATTTCCGCCTATCCTAGCGCGACCGTAGACTATCTTGCGGGATTGCGCAGCTTCTCTTGTTGTTATAGATCGACCGCCCATCGCAGCGCCTAAATTCGGCGAAGGCATTAGTGCGCGAGATACCAGAGATAGACCAGCGCCTATCGCAAAGGCGGTAGCAGCAGTAGCCCAGCCGATTGCAAATGTTTTTAGCGCAATCATTTTGCCCGCGAGACTTGTCAGACCTGCTATTACAGTTACGGCCATTTTTAATCCTTAAAGCACTTAGAATAGATGCGCTCGATTAAATCAAAGCCCATTCTGGTTAGTAAACTATCAAAAGGTATGTGAACCTTCGTATTAATATTTAGCAATGACACGTTGTTTTCTCGGCAATGCTCTTCTGCGTATTTTATTAAGTGATAACCTGTAGCGCCTTCTCTATACTCAGGCAGTACGAATGTAACATCATTATTTGCGAAAACATGGTCTGAGTAATGCATGCTAGTGGATACAACTAAAACGCAATACCCTACCAGCTTACCATCTGCTCTAGCCGTAAATACACGCAGCACACCAGAGGCATCTAGTCTGGCATACTCTTCCCAGTTTGGGTTCAGCTTTATCGTACCTTTATTAAGAGCTACCATTTGCCAGTGCTTTTCTAGTAAAGGTTTGATTTCCTCCTTTACGTTTGCCAAGCATTCGTGCGCGATATTAACGCTTACTTGCATCGTGCCGCCCATTATCACGCCCTCCATTGCCGCCACCGCCAGCATACGATGAGGCAGAAGCCCTGCCCCAGATGATTTCTTTCTCTACGATAGCAGTCACAAACTCAAAGCCCTTGTCTGTAGGGTGATCTATCTTTTGATCCTCTGCTGTGTAGCGCCTCACTCTAGAGCGTTCAAATGCAATCAGCTTATTTTCGACAGATATGCTAATACTTGATGTATCACCAGACTCAGTGATAGTCATTGTGTCCATAAAGCCAGAAAATATGACAGTTGGATTAGCCACTAAATCACCAGATGCATCAAATGCGCCAAACAAGACGGTCAATGGTCTGCCCTGATATTCGTGATCTTTGGCTATTACGACTAAAGACGACTTTACTCCCGTAAGGGTTACATTCATGCCGCTTGCTTGCATGTCTGCCGTTTCAGTTATCGGGCTAATATCTAAAAGATCACCAACACCAGTATAGGTCTCGCTGTCATAGGTAAGATCGCCAACGCCTGACCACAGGTTAAGCTCATTTGGAGTCTCACCTGAGTCAAACACCATACGCACTAGGAATATAGGGCGTACAACGTCAGCAGTTGATACTGCCTGCATCGCACTGGATAAAGCCCTGCTCATAATGCCTCTACCATAGCAAAGCTGAAGCCCTGCAAACTAGCTTCGTTAGTTGACCAAGAAACATCATTAGAAGCCATGCGCCAAAGGCTCTTAGGCTGTGTGAAGTCTAGCGCCTGACCTGTAGCTATTGTCTCGCGTAAGGGCGGCTGAAACTCTAAAGTCCCTGCGCCTGATGACTTGTCTGCTGTCACCATGTAAAGATAGCTGCCTAGCTGGAAGTATGTTCCTGCCGATACCGCTGTGCTGCCTCCAGAGGTTGTCAGTGTTTCTGATCTGATAGCAGTGCTGCCGCTTGTAGTCACGTTGGCTGTATCTGTATGCAGTGGATTGCCGAAAGTAAACGTGCCTTCGCGACCCTTTAATCCGATAATAAACGCCTCGACTGATCGGGCCTCTGCGTAGGTCAAAGGCGGCAAAGTAACCTCTGCCTCCCACCTTGCACCCTGATGTGTATAAACCTGAGTATCTAAAGTAAAGGGAGACTCAGCCACAGCCACAACACGCTTTAGGCGCATTGACATATTCTGTATGCCGACATTGGGAAAAGATAAAGGCATTCGTTATGCTCCGACCATTGCTCTTGAGAAGTTACCACCACGCACCCTAGCGTCTGCTACAGCGCCTTTAGCGGCTTGGGCTATCTGTGGCATTAGTCCAGCTATCTCGGCTCTAACGGTGCTTTGTATGCCTGTAGTGACGTTTATCGTTTGATTGACCACCACACCTGCACCACCGCCCATCTGGTTATTGGGGATAATGTTGCCGCTAGAGTTAGGAATAAACAACTCAGGGCCGCGCTCACCAACTAAGTATGGGGATTTGCCTTGTACAGGGCCGCCCAATGCTTTAGGTTGCATAGGGCCAACAAAGTCAGCATGGCCTGCTATATTAGATGTTGACTGACCAAACCCTGCGATTGACTTAGTAATAAAGCCAAATGCCGCATCAACGATATACTTCTGAATGAGCATCTTAATTAAACTATCTACAACGCTTTTAGCCATCGACTTAATTGCATCGGCAAAGTTAGCAGCGCCAGTAATGCCAGCTGTCAGAGCGTCTGTCAATCCTTCAAGACCCTGCTTTGTTAGGTTCTGTATATTGGTTGTCATGTCAGGAATGCTGTCACTCCATGACTTAAAGCCAAGCTCAATATCATTTAGTGCAGGCACTATGGCTTCTGGTAATGCAACAGCCGTTTCCTCAAAATTTTTGAGTGAGGATATAGCTCCATCAATTTGTTCGATTACACCTGACACCCAATCAACAGGCTTTACGGTTTCAGCCTCTTCAGCGTCTTGAGCCTGCTGATACAACTTTAGTATTTCTTTGCGTCTTGCCATCAGTCTATCTGTTGCTTTTAGCTGATTTTCAACACTCATAATAGATGAGTTTTTGGTTTTCTCTATTTTTTCATCTAGCTCATCAAGGTCTTTTTTATATTCCTTTGCATCCTTCAAGCCTCTGCCAAAGGTATTTGCAAGCTCGTTCTTGAGTTTTACCGAAAATGCATAAACTTTTATAAAACCATTAGCTAAAGACTGAAAAGCAATTAGCGCAGACTTAACGCCATTTAAAAGGTCTATTGCTAATGATCTAGCAAATGCCTCAATACCGCCCTTAGCCTCAATAGAACGCTGAAGAAAGCCCGTAAACCTTACTACCATCATTTTTATGGCAGGGGCAAAAGCTGCTACAGTTTGATCAGTAACGCCTTTAAATAAGCTCTTGAGTTTAGTTAGTGAGTCAACAGTATCTTCAACGCCCTTGGCAGCAGTGCTTGACATAGTTAGGCCAAGCAACTTAGCCTCGCCCAGCATTTCTTTTAGACCGTCACTGCCTTGGGACAAAGTATTTACAAGGGCTGCACCCTCGGAGTCAAACAGCTTGAAGGCAAGTCGTAGCCTGTCAGATTCGCTTTTTACATTCTCGAATGCGTCAGCCAAAACAATCATTCGCTTGTCTAGCGGCATTCTGTTTAATTCTTGAGCGTTAATACCTAGCTCTTTGATAGCGCCCTTTGCCTCGCCAGTACCAGCTGCTGCTTCCGCAGTTCTTCTGGTAAACCTTTGCAGGGCCATATCCATCGTCTGAGTTGCCACGCCAGTAAGGTCAGCCGCATATCTTAGTGCGCCCAGAGCCTCAGTGGTTGTGCCTATCTTTGCAGCAGTCT